GTCTGGGAATATCTACGCAGGGACTGCACAAACTTTTTTATTTTTTATTTTTGTGTGCTATAAAACTTTTTATGGCTTTCTATGCAGATGGTGGCTTTAGTTCCATCCCCCATGAGCCGCGCGAAATACGGGCAACCGAAGCACGGCTAGAAAAGATTTACGAAGCCGCTAAACGCGGACTCAAAGGCGACGCATTGGCGTTAGCTTCTGGGATGTTGCCGACTGAGTATCGGCGATTGATACAGCTCGACCCGATTGCGGAATATGCAGAGATCAAAGGCCGCGCTGAAGGCGAGATGGAGATGGCCGGCGTCTTACGCACAGCCGCGTTAAACGGCGACACTAAAGCGGCGCTTGATATACTAAAGCATGTGCATAAGTGGACTGCGCCGCAGTCGATGCAGATCCAAGTCGAGCAACGCATATCTATATTAGCGGCGCTTGAAGAAGCGCAGACCAGAGTTATCGAAGGGCAGGTATTGGATGCAAGTGCCGATTTACTCAGCGGAAGAAGAACAGAAGCTGATGGCAACGCTCTGGAGTCCAACGCTCAAGAACGACCCGCTCGCGTTCGTGCGCCTGACCTTTCCGTGGAAGAAACCTGGGACACCGCTTGAACACTTTGATGGCCCACGCCAATGGCAACGCGAGGTTCTGATCGAGCTGCGCGAGCACATCAAAGCGAACAACGGTAAGATAGACTTTGAGACACTGCGCCTTGCAGTATCATCTGGGCGCGGTATTGGTAAGTCCGCGCTAGTCAGTTGGCTGACAATTTGGATGCTGACGACAAGAATAGGTTCTACCACGATAGTTTCAGCTAACTCAGAGGCGCAGCTCCGCAGCGTCACATGGGCTGAGATCACCAAGTGGCTGAGTATGTCGATACACAGTCACTGGTTCGAGGTCAGCGCGACGCGAGTGCTTCCGGCTAAATGGATAGCGGAATTAGTAGAAAAAGATCTGAAACTCGGAACGCGCTATTGGAGCGTAGAAGGGCGGTTGTGGAGTGCAGAGAATCCAGACTCTTACGCTGGCGTGCATAACTTCGCGGGTGTCATGCTGGTATTCGATGAGGCGAGCGGAATTGATGATAGTATCTGGTCAGTTGCAGCGGGCTTTTTTACGGAAAATACCCCTAATCGCTTTTGGTTGTGCTTCAGCAACCCCCGTCGTAACTCTGGTTACTTTTATGAGTGTTTTAACTCCAAGCGAGACTTTTGGCGAAATAAAATTGTCGATGCCCGCTCCGTCGAAGGCACGGATAAGGCCGTCTACCAACAGATCATTGACGAGTATGGCCCCGACTCAAGCGCAGCCCACGTCGAGGTCTACGGTCAGTTCCCCAACGCGAGCGACGACCAGTTCATCGGAAACGCGCTGGTTGACGAGGCAATGGAACGTCCCGCTATATCCGACCAGTCCGCGCCCATCGTGGTCGGAGTGGATCCAGCACGCTTTGGTGCCGACGCCACCGTCATCGCCATAAGGCAGGGCCGCGACATACTGAGCATACGACGGCACCGCGGCGACGACACGATGGAGGTCGTCGGGCGGGTTATCGACGTGATCGAAGAGTATAAGCCCGCTCTCGTTGTGATCGACGAGGGCGGACTCGGCGCAGGTGTCGTGGATCGGCTGAAGGAACAGCGCTACAAGGTGCGCGGTGTGAACTTCGGCAATAAGTCCACGAAACCTATGATGTATGGTAACAAGCGCGCAGAGATGTGGGGCGCGATGAAAGAGTGGCTGAAAGACGCGAGCATACCAAAGGACAGGTATCTAAAGTCAGACCTGATCGGGCCTATGATGAAGCCTGACAGTAAAGGAACTATTTTTCTCGAAAGCAAAAAGGACATGAAGTCGAGAGGGCTGGCCTCACCTGACGCAGCGGACGCTATTGCAGTAACCTTCGCATTTCCTGTCGCCAGACGCGAGCAACGAGTAGACAACCAGCGCCGCGTCACGTATGCTGGCGGCGGTAATTCCTCTGGTTGGATGGCGCATTAAATGGCTAAAAAGTCTGTTTCACTATCTGTTGGTAGAGGTGAAAAACTATCCACGAAAGCTGGCGCTGGTTTGACCGCTAAAGGAAGAGAGCGTTACAATAAAGCTACAGGCAGTAATCTCAAGCCGCCAGCCCCGAATCCTAAAACTAAAGCGGATGAAGGACGTAAAAAATCCTTTTGCTCAAGAATGGCAGGCGTAGTCGCTAAGTCAAAAAATGCTGAACGCGCTAAAGCCTCAATGCGGAGATGGAACTGTGGCAAGTAAACCAGGTCTTTACAGTAATATTCATGCTAAACGCGCGCGTATAGCCGCCGGATCGGGCGAAAAAATGCGGAAGGTTGGGGCTAAAGGTGCGCCGACAGCTAAAGCGTTTGTTAGATCCGCGAAGACAGCTAAAGGAAAACGCTGATGCCGTTAGTTAAGTCATCATCCAAAAACGCCATGCGTAAGAACATCAAGGCTGAAATGAAGGCTGGCAAGCCACAGAAGCAAGCCGTTGCAATTGCGTATTCAGTTAAACGTGCGGCTGCTAAAAAAGGTGGCATGAGCAAGAAAAGCGGTAAATGCTAATCTACGATGTTGGCATACCATGCCGCAAAGGGCATACAACAGGCCGATATACGGTCAGTCGTAAATGCGTCCAATGCGCTAAGGATGCTGCTTTGGCATGGAATAGAGCCAACCCTGAAAAAGCGCGCAAACATTGCGCTAATTATCGCGCGAATCACCCCGAACGCACGTCAGAACAATACAGAAACTGGCGCGTAAATAACCCAGACAAAGTAAAAGCCAAAAACGCTAATTGGCAGGCTAAAAACTGGGATAAATATTTAAATATATCTTCTAGCTGGAAAAAACGTAACCCAGCGCACAGAAATGCTAAAGTAGCTGAACGACGCGCGGCTCAAGAGCAACGCACTCCTAAATGGCTGACAGACCAAGATTTTACTGATATAAAGAAATTCTACGACTTGGCCCATGAACTTTCACAGGCGTATGGCTTTCCATGGCACGTAGATCATATTATACCGCTTAGAGGTAAAACCGTTTCAGGACTACACGTAGTCGATAATCTCCAAATTATACCGGGGTCTGAGAACTCGCGGAAAGGCAATAGATTCTATGGCTGCTAGTGATGTAGAGGGCGCTGGAAAAGTATCGGATGCGTCTGAAGGCGACCGTTTGGCTACTATGCGTCATCGTTTTACTGTTGCCTCTGCCGCCTACGCTGACAGTAGGGAAGACGAATTAGACGACTTGCGATTTATGGCTGGCTCGCCAGATAACCAATATCAATGGCCTGCCGACGTGTTGGCGACCAGAGGCGCGGTGCAGGGTCAGACGATCAACGCGCGTCCCTGCCTGACGATTAACAAGCTGCCACAGCATGTCAGGTTAGTAACCAATGAACAGCGACAAAACAGACCATCCGGCAAGGTCATCCCAGCGGACGATAAAGCCGACGTTGCGGTCGCAGAAGTCTTTCAAGGTATCGTTAGACACATCGAATACCTTTCCGACGCGGACGTTGCATATGATACCGCGTGCGACAATCAAGTTACCTACGGAGAAGGTTATATCCGAATCCTTACGGAATATTGCCGCGAAGATTCGTTTGACCAAGACCTGAAGATCGGTCGCGTCCGTAACAGCTTCAGCGTCTATATGGATCCAATGATCCATGATCCATGCGGATCAGACGCGGAATGGTGCTTTATTACCGAAGACATTCCCAAAGAAGAGTATGAGCGCCTCTATCCTGACGCGCTGCCGATCTCTGTGATGATGTCGCAAGGCGTTGGCGATCAGTCACTTAGCATGTGGATGAGCCAGGAAACCGTCCGTATTGCTGAGTATTTTTATATTGAGCATCAAAAGAAAAAACTCAATCTCTACCCCGATAATATTACCGCCTTTGAGGGTTCGCCACAAGACAAGCAGCTTAAGGCTATGTTTGGCAAGCCTTTGAAATCACGCACAAGCGAGCACCGTCAGGTCAAGTGGCTGAAGACTAACGGCTTTGAAGTGTTAGAAGAACGCGATTGGGCGGGTAAATGGATCCCTGTCATCCGCGTGGTGGGTAATGAGTTTGAGGTAGACGGACAGCTTTATATCAGCGGTCTAGTGCGTAACGCGAAAGACGCGCAGCGCATGTATAATTATTGGGTCAGCCAGGAAGCAGAGATGCTGGCGCTGGCTCCGAAAGCGCCATTTATCGGATATGGAGGTCAGTTTGAAGGATACGAAACAAACTGGAAAACCGCCAATACGAACAACTGGCCTTACCTCGAAGTCAACCCAGACGTCACCGACGGCAATGGATCTCCTCTGCCATTACCTGAACGCGCGCAGCCGCCTATGGCGCAAACCGGCCTTATCCAAGCAAAAGTGGGCGCTGGGGAAGATATCAAAGCCACCACGGGTCAATACGACAGTTCAATTGGTGCGACCAGTAACGAGAGGACGGGTCGTGCGATTCTGGCTCGGCAAAACCAGGGCGATACATCCACATATCACTACGTGGACAATCTCGCGCGAGCGGTTCGATATACGACAAGACAGCTAGTCGATCTGATCCCTAAGATCTATGACACGGAACGCGTTGCACGCATCGTCGGGCTAGATGGTGAAGTGGATATGGTGAAAATCAATCCAAATCAGCCGGAACCCGTGCGCGTCATCAAGGATCCAATCACAGGTCTGGACATTGAGAAGATCTACAATCCGTCAATTGGTGTCTACGATGTGGTTGTAACGACAGGCCCAAGCTACGCAACCAAGCGCCAAGAGGCGATGGAAGCGATGCAGATGATCTTGCAGACCAACCCGCAGCTCTGGGGCGTGGCAGGCGATCTGTTCATCAAGAACATGGATTGGCCTGGGGCGCAGGAAATGGCGGCGCGCTTTGCCAAGACGCTCGATCCGAAGGTTCTGGATAACACAGATGAGTCGCCAGAAGCGCAGATGATGCGTGCTCAGATGAACGACATGGCGAACCAGATGCAGCAAACGGCGGCTCTGGTTCAGCAACTGCAACAGTCGTATGATATGCAGAAACTGGCGATTGACGAGCAGAACACGCAGATCAAGGCGTATGATGCTGAAACTAAAAGAATACAAGCTACTGCCGCAAACATGACCCCCGAGCAAATTCAAGAAATAGTAATGGGCACTATTGCCGCTGCTATGGATACTGGGGATATTGTTCCTTTAGGAATGACGCCGCAACGTAGTGTAGACGAAGCACAACAAGAGCTTGGGCTATGATAGACCAGAAAACAGCGCTAGAACTATTTGAATACCGCGAAGGTAAATTATATTGGCGGGTTTGCATAAATAGCCGCGCGCCCATAGGATCTGAGGCAGGCGCGTATAATCCACATAATAAACGGCGTTCTGTGCGTATTAAAGGTAAAAAATACTATACGCACAGACTTATATTTTTAATTCATCACGGATACATGCCGCTTGAAGTAGACCACATAGACGCGGATAGACATAATAATCAAATTGAAAACTTACGTGCTGCTACATCGGCGCAAAATCAACGTAATAAACCATTACAACGTAATAATACCTCAGGGCATAAAAATGTCCGTTGGGCTAACGGTAAATGGGCGGTAGAATTAAAAATAAACGGAAAAGCAAAATATTTTGGCCGTTTTGAAGATTTAGAACTGGCGGCTCTTATGGCCTCTGAAGTTAGAGACAAATATCACGGAGAATTTGCACGTCATGGCTAACTCAGATATGGCCGATTTTATTGGACGACTGTTCCTCGCGCGAGACGTTGTTCATTCAGTCCATTTGAATACAAGGAGTTACGCCAAACACAAGGCTTTAGGCGGCTTTTACGGTAAAATAATTGATCTTGCTGATGACGTTGCGGAGAGTTTTCAAGGCAGACATGGACTGATCGGCCCGATAACGCTCCATTCGGCCAAGAAAACCAACAATGTTATTGAGTTTCTTGAAGATTCGCTAAAAGACGTTGAAGATATGCGGTATAAGGTCTGTGACAAGGACGATACGGCGATTCAGAACATTATCGACGGTATCGTAGACTTATACCTATCAACACTGTATAAATTGAAATTCCTAGCGTGAGGAAATCATGGCATATGCTCTAAATCTTACGGCCACTTCGCAAGTTAAAATAGGGCTTGCCAAGGTTAAAGGCGTTTTCGTCTCTAGCGGCACAACACCGACCATTGCAATCTATGACTCGGCTACGGCTTCGACCTCAGATCCTGTTGTTGTATCCACTTTTACGAGCGCAGTTCCAAACAATTATCTGTTTGCGCCTGAAGGTGTCACTTTAAGCAAGGGTCTTTATGTTGTCTTAGGCGGCACAAATCCGAATGTGACGATCTTCTACGAGTAATCTAAATGGCCTTTATTTATAATCTTACTGACTCTTGGACAGATGCAGCGACTACGTGGAACGGCATTAAATTAGCCGTTACCAACACGGCGTCTAGTGCGTCGTCTAATTTGCTGAATCTGACCGTTACAGGGGCCACAACGGCCTCTTTTGTTGTCGATAAGAGCGGTAATTTAGCTCTAAACGGCACTGTCAATAAGATTACGTTTACAGCTCCAGCGACCGGCGCAACGCTGACGCTGGCTGATAACTCTACTTTTGTAACGTCTGGCGCTTATTCGAGCACTTTCACCTTCACTGGCGCGACCACACTGACGTTCCCAACGAGCGGCACGGTCACGGCGCTCGGTAATTCGACAACAGGCTCTGGCGCTATCGTATTGGCGTCCTCCCCGACGCTTGTAACGCCTAATCTTGGCACACCGTCGTCGGCTACGCTGACAAATGCTACTGGTTTGCCGATCTCCACGGGCGTAAGTGGTCTTGGCACAGGCGTCTCGACGGCTCTGGCTGTCAATGTCGGCTCTGCGGGGGCGCTTGTTACATTTGATGGCGCGCTTGGCACACCAGCGTCAGGAAACCTATCAAACTGCACGGGTTATCCGGCAGGTAGCATCACAGGACTTGGCGCAGGTGTAGCCACATGGCTCGCAACGCCATCTAGCGCCAATTTAGCGGCTGCGGTTACAGATGAAACAGGTTCTGGAAGCCTTGTATTCGCTACCAGCCCAACACTTGTCACTCCTGCACTTGGGACGCCCTCTTCGGCGACACTGACAAATGCGACGGGGCTACCTATTAGCACAGGCGTTAGCGGCCTTGGGACAGGTGTTGCGACGTTCTTGGCGACGCCATCGAGCGCGAATCTCGCGTCGGCTGTCACTGATGAGACGGGATCTGGGGCTTTAGTATTTGGCACAAGCCCGACGATTGGTTCGCCAACGATTACTGGCACGGCGACATTTAATGGCTCTACGTCGGGGACTGTTGCTTTTAAAGCGCCTGCTATCGCTGGAACAACGACATTTACGCTGCCTGCGGGCAATGGCACGTCAGGCTATGTGCTTGTCACTGACGGCCTTGGCAACACGTCTTGGGCCGTATCGGGCGGCGCGGCAGGTAACGCCGCTGGGCTTAACAAGAACGTTCAGTTTAACGACGGCGGCAATATGGCGGGTAATGCCGCCTTTAATTTTGATAAAGCCACCGCTAATTTAGCGCTTGGCATCGCTTCAACAACAACCGGCAGTCTGTCATTTTATAATTCTGCTAGTGCTAATGCGACAACGATTCAAGGTGGCAACGCCTCGTCTGCGGTGACATATACGCTGCCAACAGCGGCTCCTGCGTCTAACGGCTATATTCTGTCGTCTACGACAGGTGGCACGCTGTCTTGGGCTAACCCAACGGCGCTCGGCGTCGATCTGGATGTCGGCACAACGGCTATTACAGGCGGCACGTCGGGCCGTATTCTTTATGATAACGCAGGCGTATTAGGTGAGCTTGCTACAACAGGCACAGGTAATGTTGTTTTAGCGACATCTCCAACGCTTGTTACTCCGGCGCTTGGAACCCCTACGTCAGGTGATTTTTCTACAGGCACATTTACTTGGCCCACGTTTAATCAAAATACGTCAGGAACTGCTGCTGGATTATCATCTACATTAGCTGTTGCATCTGGCGGCACAGGGCTGACAAGCGGAACATCTGGTGGCGTTCTTTACTATAGCGCGACCGGCACTCTCGCATCTTCGGCGGCTCTTACAGCGAGTGCTCTTGTTATCGGCGGCGGCGCAGGCGTAGCGCCTTCAACCACAACAACTGGCACAGGCATCCTGACATTTTTAGGAACGCCGTCATCAGCCAATCTTGCTGCGGCTGTTACGGATGAGACAGGCACAGGCTCGCTTGTCTTCTCTAATAGCCCGACATTTAACGACGATATCACGCTCGGCGTCGCTTCTACTGCTACAGGCGCGGCCAAGTTTGTGGGCTCGACTTCTGGTCTTGTAACGCTGTCTGTTGCTGATGCGGCTGGCACATGGACAATGAAGCTGCCGACGACCGCCGGAACAAATGGAAATGTTCTTGTTACAGATGGTTCTGGCAATACGTCTTGGTCAGGAGCTGGTACTGGCGATGTTGTTGGCCCTGCGTCAGCTACTAATAACGCAATCGTTCGATTTGATACTACGACAGGCAAGCTAGTTCAAGATTCTGCCGTTACTATCGCGGACACGACTGGCGATATTTCTACGCCAGGCACGCTCGTTATGGGCAGCAGCTTCAAGAGAAACCGACTGATAAATGGCAATATGTATATAGCTCAAAGAGCTACATCAGCGACGGTTACGGCAGGAACGGCTGTTCCGACAGCTTCTACTGGTTATCCTTGCGTAGACAGATGGTTTGTCTATAGCACTGGCGCGAACGTCACAGCGGCTCAAGTCGCTGGGTCTGGTAGCAACAGAAGCGTATTAAGAATAACTGGCGCTGCATCTGTCACGGCAGTTGGTATCGGACAGCGCATCGAACAGCTTAACAGCTTTGACATGGCTGGTCAGACAGCAACGCTTTCTGTTGAGCTTGCTAATTCTCTTTTAACAACTGTTACATGGACAGCCAGTTACGCCACGACCGACGATACGTTCGGCACTATTGGAACGCCAACCAAGACTCAGATTGCTACTGGCACATTCACCGTAAACAGCACCTTGACGCGCTATACAACCAATATCTCTATTCCTGCGGCAGCTACAACCGGCATTGAAATCCTGTTCACCGTCGGCGCTCAGACAAGCGGCACTTGGGATGTTGACAACGTGCAGCTTGAGGTCGGCTCAGTCGCCACTCCGTATGAGCGGCAGATCTACTCCGACCAGTTGGTGCAATGTCAAAGATATTATCAGATAACAGCTCAACTTTCTGGCGCAACTCCTTCAGCAACAACTGTGAATGCTTGGGGGACAATATCACCAACCATGAGGGTTGCGCCCACACTTGGGCAAACAGGAGTTTTAAATTTTCAAGGTGATGGCACTAATAACGCAAATCAATCAGCTACGGGGCTAGGGTCAAATTTCTCCACCGCATATGCAATACTTCTTCTAGGAGTACCTAATTTTGCTGGT